CGCAGGTAAAGGATAAGCTGCTGGGTATCCAAAGCAAGACGGGTAAGGACGCGCAAGAGAACATCTTCATGAAGAAGGTGGTAGCTATGTTTCGTAAGTACCCTTTCTTTTTTAAGCCCATACAGGACGGCACCACAAATCCCAGAATGGAACTGGCGTTTAGAGAACCATCCAAGAAGATCACAAAGAAGAATAAGACGTCGAATGTCGGGGACGCACTGAATACTGTGGTCAACTGGAAGAACACCACTAACAACGCCTACGACGGAGAGAAGCTGCACCTACTATATCTGGACGAGGCAGGCAAGTGGGAAAAACCTACAGACATAAGGGAGGCCTGGCGCATACAGCGGACTTGTCTTATCGTTGGTAGGAAGATCGTAGGTAAAGCCATGGTAGGGAGTACGGTCAATCCCATGAACAAAGGGGGTAACGAGTACAAGGACCTTTGGTTGGATTCAAACCCTTCCGATCGAAACAAAAACGGTCGTACTCGTTCGGGCCTGTATCGGCTGTTCATTCCTGCATATGAATCTCTTGAGGGATTCTTTGACAAGTATGGGGGGGCTATCGTCGAGGATCCAGGGGATATGGTTGAGGGTATTGATGGGGAGATGATTCACATGGGCGCTAAGACCTTTCTCAAGAACGAGAGAGACAGTCATAAGCACGATGCATCAGAACTCAATGAAGTTATCCGTCAGTTTCCGTTTACTACGGACGAGGCTTTTCGTGATAGTATTGAGTCGAGCTTGTTTAATATCGGACAGATATACGAACAGATAGAACATAACGATGATCTTTTCCCCAACCCTGTAGTGTCTGGTAGCTTCACTTGGAAGGGCGGGGTTAAGGATTCGGAAGTGGTTTTTACCCCAGATCCTAAAGGTAGATTTAGGATTGCATGGATGCCAGATCCAGAACTGCGAAACCTAAAGTCGTATGAGAAAAACAAGAGGGTCGCGCCTAACGCTCATCTTGGTTGTGGTGGGGTGGATAGCTACGATCTCGATGCTACTGTGGATGGACGTGGATCCAAGGGTGCGCTCCATCTGTACAACAAGTTCAATATGGAGGTGCCTGCTAACATGTTTGTTCTTGAGTATGCTTCCCGTCCGCCGCTGGCTTCAGTCTTCTATGAAGACGTCCTTATGGCATCGGTCTTCTACGGATACCCGTTACTGATAGAGAACAACAAGTATGGTATCGCTAGGTACTTTGAGCAGAGAGGGTACGATGGCTATCTTATGGGTAGGCCAAAGCATCTCGTGGCTCCGAACACAAACATCAGGGTTAAGACTAAGGGTATCCCATCAAACTCGGTTGACGTAATACAGTCCCATGCGCAAGCAATCGAAGCGTATATACACGCCCACGTAGGAGTGAATCGAGATACAGGAGAGATGGGGGCTATGTATTTTAATAAAACCCTTGAGGATTGGATTGGGTACGATATAAATAAAAGAACTAAGTTTGACTTGACCATCAGTAGTGGTCTTGCGCTATTAGCCGCACAGAAAGTCAAGCAGAAAAAAGTAGAGTCTAACTTTACGGAGAAGCGCTTTTTCCGCCGATACGACATCAGGGGATGATTTATTATATTTGTGGGTACATTAATTACCCCACATGTATAACAAATCGGTTGATTCTTCTGGTGGGTTTCCTGATCCATTAGCTCCTCAAGAAGAAAAGCAGTCCAAGGACTATGGACTCAACTACGCGAAAGCAATACAGGGGCAATGGGGTAGCTCGATTGATTCTAACTCCACGTTTGGGGATAGAAAGAGAGTGTTCATTAGGAACAGAGATTACTCTAATGGGACTCAAGACACAACGATTTACAAGCAACTGCTCAACCAGAACAACCCAAACAATGGTGACGGGTCGTTAATGAATCTGGACTTTACTCCTGTTCCAGTTCTCCCCAAGTTCGTTAGGATTGTTGTCAATAAGATACTGGGTCGCAACCCTTATCCAAACGTAGAGGCCGTAGACCCGCTTTCCACTAGCGCTAAGGATGCGGAAAAGAACCTGATTAAAAATCAGGTCAAGCTGAAGGAGCAGCTTTTAGAGATGGAGCAAATGATGGGGAAACCCATGATGGGCATGAGCGCCATGGATATCCCAGAGACGTTAGAGGAGGCGGAGATCCTTATGGATTCTAATGTCAAAACCGATGCTGAGGTAGCAGCCCAGATCGGAACAAACTTAACCCTGGAGCTAAATGACTTTAGCGACACCATATACAGGCGTTGTGTAAACGACCTTGCCGCGCTCGGCATGGCTGTAACAAAGCGGAGCAATGACCCCAACTACGGTATTCATCTGGAGTATGTAGACCCTACGCATTTCGTACACAGTTACACAGAGGACCCCACATTCAGTGACATTGTCTATGCTGGTCATATCCGTGAAATCCCACTGTCGGAACTAAGGCGCATTGCAGGGGACCAACTTACCGACGAGGACTATAAGGCTATCAGCAAGAAGACCCGTAGGAGTACATCTAATAATTCCCCTAACAACCCGTATGAAAGGGGGGGTCAAACGAAAGATTCCGACGCCGCCTACGTGGTGGAAGTTATGGACTTTGAGTACCTCACTGTAGACACCATGTACTTTGAGGAGAAGCAGAATCGGCATGGCAACACTAACTTCTTCTACGAGGGGTTCTCATACAAGGAGAAAAAAGGCAGTGTGTATGACCGACAGGTATCGACTATGGATGTGCAGTGTGTCTACGGCGGCACCTATATCATCGGTACCGATCATCTCCTGAACTATGGTAAACAGAATAACGTACCGAAAAACATTTACGACATCAGCAAGGCTAAGCTGTCGTATTCTGTTGTAGCTACAAACATGGTGGGCAATATGCCCAAATCCATGGTCGATAGCTGTGTGGGGTTTGCAGATATGTTGCAGTTGACCCACCTCAAAATCCAGCAAGCTATTGCTAAAGCAAAGCCTGATGGATTAATTATTGACATTGAGGGGCTGGAGAACGTACAGCTCGGCAAGGCAGGGGAGCTGCAGCCGCTAGATTTGCACGACATTTACGAGCAGACGGGTGTCTTCTACTATCGTAGTAAAAATCCTGAAGGTGGATTCCAAAACCCACCAGTTAGGGAAATCGGGAATAGCATAAGGAACATCAATGAACTCATTGGGCTGTACAATCACTACTTACGGTTGATCAGAGACGCTACGGGCATCAACGAAGTGGTAGATGCCAGCACACCAAAGAGTGAGGCTCTTGTAGGAGTTCAGCAGCAGGCGATTGCGGCAAGCAACAACGCCACATATGACATTACATTTTCTGCTAAGCTCCTGTTCAAGAAGGTATGCACTGATGTCGTCAAGTGCTTGCAGATCCTACCGAAAGAGAGCGTTATATACACCACCTATGCTAATGCTATCGGTGAGACCAACATGTCTGTGTTGAATTCATTTTCCGATTTACCCATGTTCAACTTTGGAGTGGTTGTAAGGAGGGAGATGGAGGACAAAGAGCAACAGGCTTTAGAGCAAACCATTCAAATCGCCTTGGGTCAAAAAGAGATTGACTTGGAAGATGTCATGGCTATTCGAGAGCTAAAGGATATCTCCCAAGCAGAGCGACTGTTGATTGTCCGCAGGAAAAAGCGCTTACAGCAGCAGCAAGCACAAATGGCTCAGCAGCAGCAGCAGCAAGCACAGATTGCTCAACAACAACAACAGGCGCAGGCTGAAAATCAAATGCAGCAGGTGCAGATGAATGCGCAGTTGGAAGCCAAGAAGATTGAGCTAGAGACAAAAGCAAAGCTTGCGCTACTGGAGGCTGAGCATCAAAATAACATGGAGTTGGCTCAAGTCAAGGTTCAAGTTAAGGCCGAGGATAAGGGGCAGGAGTTTGAGAATCGAAAAAAAATCGAGTCTCAAAAAGATGACAGGAAAGACGAAAGAGTTAAGAAGCAAGCCGTACAGCAAAGCAAGTTAATTTCTCAAAGGCAGGGTGATACTGCGCCACTTGAGGAAGAACCTACCACTGATGTTCTCGGTGTTTTAAATATGATGCAGCCAAATGTCTAAGGTAAATCTTGATGTAGCCGACAGGCTGGACATTACGTGTAGGAGGGGAGACACATTCACGTTGACCCTTACCCTGAAGGATAGTAGCGGGGCAGCCTTACCATTGGTGACGGACGAGTATACTTTTCTTATGGAGGTGCGTAAGTCCACTGTGTCGAATGCCTCGCGCCGCTCTGTTCTAAGAATCCCCGTTCCTACTGGAGGGGGAGGAGAAGATGACTCTGACGATGCGGTCATCACGGACGGAGTGGCTAACACCAATATTGTTATTGGCAGTACAGAGGGAGGTGTAAAGGGTCCAGTCAATTTTACATTCAACGACAAAGACGACTCTGGAAACGTAACTGTTTCGGTAAGCGCCCTAGAAATGCGTAAGGTCCCTGCAGGTAAGTACAAGTATGATCTCCAGTACAATGTAGGGTCAACACAAAAGACTATCCTGGAGGGCAGGTTTACTGTCAATGAGGACATCTCTAAAGCTCTTTAAGTATGGCTACGGAGATCACAGTCACAGGTGGAACATCAGTAACGGTTACAGTACCTACAACTGGATCGGTATCTGTAGCTAACACAGGTAGAAAAGGAGACACTGGCGCGACAGGTCCCACTGGTGCGGCAGGTACAAACGGAACGAATGGAACTAATGGCTCTGATGGAGCCGCAGGCCCAACAGGCCCAACAGGCCCGACAGGTCCTACGGGGGCTGCTGGTACCAACGGTACCAACGGAACCAACGGTACCAACGGTACTAACGGCACCAATGGAGCGGATGGAGCTACAGGCCCAAC